TTCATATTTGTCTCTAGGTTTTGTTTCTAAAAACTGAACTGAATCACATACAACTTCAGTAACATATACACGTTGACCTTGAGCGTTGTCATAAGATCTTGAGCGAAGTCTTCCTTCAACTCCAACCAATGAGCCTTTGGAACAGTACTTGTCGACGTTTTCAGCGACCTTATTCCAAACAACACATGAAATATAATCCGCTTGTTGTTCTTCATCATTTCTCTTTGGTCGGTTCATTGCTAAAGTAAAGCTTGTAACTGCTGAACCGTTTTGAGTTCTTCTAAGTTCAGGATCACGTGTCATCCTACCAACCATAACTACTCTGTTTATCATATTTTTTACCTCTATTTTGATTTTGAAGTTTTTGCTCTAATCTTGCCTTTGCTTTTCCCCTGTATGTAAGAACTCCAGCATTGCGTTTTCTAACATGTTCTTCATGTAAGATCTTGATTGATTCTTTATCGTAATTGCATTCTTGAAACTTTTTGGAATATTCTTTAGCATCTTGTGAGTTTAAAAATCTAAATGGAAAGTTTCCATAAGTTTCATCTTCAAACTGAATAATTACTGTGTTGGGCGGAATCTTTTCAATTGTGTATTCAGGAACTTCAATGTTAGAAACGATTTCAGCAAGATTAGGAATATATCTGTTAGACTTTGAAAATTTAACAATTGCATTTTGAACTTGTTCATAAGAGAAATCTCCAAACATCATCATCCATGTTTCAATGGTATCTTTCGATTCAATGATTTTGGAATTTGGATAAATGTTTTTGTAAAATTTCAAAATCTTTTTAATTTCCGTTTTTTCCAAAATTTCTAAATTCCTTTCAAAATGTTGTGTGCCTACTATATATAGCAATCTGCAATGTCGTATGC